GCGACTCCAGCCGCGGGACGAGGACGAGATCGGCACCGCGTTCCTCAAGATCAACGTCAACTACCACGGCCGCGTCAAGCCCAAGGCGTCGGTCGTCACGATGTCCAAGGGGATCCGCACCCCGCTGGAAGAGGAGGACATCGAGCTCTTCGACTGGGCCGAGTTCTCCACCGTCGACATCATCATCAACCCCTACGACTGGGACAACAGCGGAGTCCCCACCCGGACCGCGTACCTGGCCAACATCGTCGGCATCTTCGCCGAGGACACGCTGGAGCAGAAGTACGGGCACTACCGCGTCGTGGGCGAGCTGGAGGTCCCGGAGCTGGAGGGTGACGGCGGCTTCGAGGTCCTCGACGAGGGAACGTGGGAGCAGGAGTGATCTCATACGTGATCGCTGCGATAGCGACGGCCGGCTTGTTCGGACTGGTCTACGACGGCCTGCGGAACAAGGACAAGTACGAAGCGCAGCACAAGCTGCGTGTCAGGAAGTTCGGTAAGTAAGTGCTCTACATCCTCTCTGGCGTCGCTGGCGGTCTCCTCACCTTCATCGGGGTGATCGCCGGCGCTGCCATAACGCAGATCAACCGCACCACAGTCAGAGCCACCAAGGAGGCTGACAAGCAATGATGCATGGGTACAACCTGATCTGGTCCGTCCTCGGCATGTGGATGCTCGTGACCGCCGTCACCGTGCTGTTCGACGCCTACACCCGGCCCGTGGTCAACCAGGTCCGTCGCGTGCGTCCCCGTCACTTCAACATCGCCACGTGGGCGGAGCGGTTCCAGAAGAAGCACTTCCACCTGCACATCCCGCACATCGCGCACAACACCCACAAGCACCGCGCACACTGAAAAAAAAGAACAGGGGAGGGCTACACATGAACGAGCCGACGTTCTTCCAGCGGAAGACGTTCACGGTCCGGGCGATACAGATAACCGCCGGCAACATGCGGGCGATATCCGAGTCGTGCGGCGGTGTCTACAAGACGCCGGACAACGGGGCGCCCTACATCATCGTCCCGAGCGGAACCAGGGGCAACACCGCGCGAGCCTACATCGGTGACTGGGTCACCTGTCTCACCTCCGGGAACAACTTCCGGGTCTACAAGGACCACGTGTTCAAGGAGGCCTTCAGGGAGCTGCCGGCGGACGTCGAGACGCTCAACAAGGCCGCGTACACCATCGCGCAGGCCATGACCTCGGAAGCCTCGAACGTCACCGAGATCTACGAGGTCGCGCTCAAGGCCGCTCGCAAGGTTCTGGCGCTCGTCTAAGTAGTACACGGGGATCCCGCGACCACGCCTCGGGTTGGGGACGGAGTATGAGGCAGGGGAAGGGATTGAACCTCTGGCCATTGGGTTCTGTCTCGCCTCATCCGTCCACCACCCAACTCTCATCAGTACAGGGGAATCCAGAATGAGCACTCCGATATTCGACCAGCTCGTCGCCGAGTTCGCCGCACGCGGTAAGCACTACGAGGACATGAAGAAGTCCTTCCTCCGCAAGCCGCAGGGCATCAGGGGAGTCACGCCGACGGTCTCCCAGCTCGACGAGACGATGAGCTTCGCGGTCGTCAAGCCGATCGCCGTGGTCAGCCTCAACAAGAGGGGCACCGCGGCATAACCATCAGGAGCAAACCATGGTGGACCTGTTTCCGCACCAGAGGAAAGCCGTAGACCAACTAAGCAACGGCAAGATCCTCTGGGGCGGAGTCGGGACCGGTAAGTCTCTCACGGCTGCCACCTACTACATAGAGAAGGAAGCACCGAGAGACGTCTACGTGATTACCACCGCGAAAAAAAGAGACTCCCTGGACTGGGAGACTGAGTTCGCGAAGTACGGCGTAGGACTGCACAAACACGCGACCGTAGCTGGCGTGCTGCGGGTCGACTCTTGGAACAACATAGCGAAGTACAAGAACGTACGTGGCGCCTTCTTCATCTTCGACGAGCAGCGACTCGTGGGGAGCGGAGCATGGTCGAAGGCGTTCATCCATATTGCGAAGCACAACAACTGGATCCTGTTGACGGCTACGCCCGGCGACTCCTGGCTGGACTACATCCCAGTCTTCATCGCCAATGGGTTCTACCCGAACAGGACCACGTTCAAGCGCGAGCACGTGGTGTACAACTCGTACAGCAAGTTCCCGAAGGTCGACCACTACGTCAACGAAGGGAAGCTGTCCCGGCTTCGCAGAAGCCTACTCGTGCACATGAAGTACGAGCGACATACCACCAGGGTGGCGCACACCGTCGAGGTCAGCTATGACCAGGAGAAGTTCAACAGGGTTGCCAACGACCGCTGGAACATCTACCAGGACAAGCCGGTCGAGAGCCTTGCAGAACTGTTCTACACCTTGCGGAAGGTGGTGTACTCGGATCCGTCACGCCTCGAAGCGGTCCGAGAGATCATCCGCAAGACACCGCGAGTGATCCTGTTCTACAACTTCGACTATGAGTTGGAGATGTACCGCAAGCTGGCGAAGGAAGTGCCAGTGGCGGAGTGGAATGGGCACAAGCACGAGGAGATTCCAAACACCGATCGGTGGCTGTACCTGGTCCAGTACGTATCTGGAGCAGAGGGGTGGAATTGTACGACAACGGACACGATCGTGTTCAGCTCGTTGACGTATTCGTACAAAGTCTGGCATCAAGCGCATGGTAGGACAGACCGGCTCAACACGCCGTTCAAGGTCCTGCATTACCACAAACTGATGTCAAACGCATGGATCGATAAGGCAGTGGCCAACAGTCTCGGCGAGAAACACTCGTTCAATGAGACTGCCTATGCCGAGAAGTCGTTCGGGAAGTTCAAGGCCCGACAGAGCGACCTCGTCACCGCTGCTTGACGTCCGAACCTGAAGTTTTCCGAACAAAACGGACACGTTCTTGGCGAAACGGCAAAACTGAAGACTAAAACTCCCTTACGCGAGTCATTCTAATATCTATAGATACTGACTCTACGATGTTACAGAGTTTTCGGTTTCAGAATTGCCGTTTTGCCAGAGCAGTCGATCCATCCCCTTCTGTCTCAACAGCAACATCTGTCCCAGTTTGAGCAGCACCATGCACAAGGAAGTGGGGGGTATCCTCTTCCATGCTCACTGAGTGGCGTCCGATAGTTTCCTTCCCCGGTTACTCCGTCAGCGACACCGGTCTCGTCCGCAATGACGAGCAAGACCGCATCATGACGCTGATGGTGAACCAGTTCGGCATCGTGAATGTCGGACTCACCAGGGACCGGATCCAGTACAGGCGAGCGGTTTGCCGCCTCGTCGCCCACGCGTTCCTGGTTCCACCTCGACACGAGACGTTCGACACCCCGGTCAACCTCGACGGCGATCGTCTCAACAACCACGTGGAGAATCTGTTGTGGCGTCCGCGCCACTTCGCCACGCGGTACTTCGCGCAGTTCAAGCTTCCGCCCATGAAGCCGGCCTTCGCGGTCGAGGAAGTCAACACCGGCGAGCAGTTCCACAGCTCCTGGGAAGCAGCTATCACCTATGGCCTCATCGAACTCGACGTTCGTCACTCAACGAGGACAGATGCCGAGGTGTGGCCCACGTATCAGCGCTTCAGCCGCATCAGTAACTGACGGCGCAGATATTAACCCGCATCGCAATCGTAGCTTATAGTAGAAGGGGCAGAATAAGCCATTGCTGGAAAGCGAATACCAGCGCTATCTCATCAAGAAGCTCAAGCGTAAGTACACCGGCTGCCTCATCCTCAAGAACGATCCGACATACCTTCAAGGTATCTTGGATCTTGTAATCTTCTTTGGGGACCGCTGGGCCTTCCTGGAAGTCAAGGCGGACGAGACAAGTCCGTTCCGACCGAACCAGGAGTACTACCTCGCTAAGCTCGATGAGATGAGCTTCGCATCGGTCATCTACCCTTCCATCGAACGGGAAGTCCTTAGTGCTCTGGAACAGACACTCAGACCTCGAAGGAACGCACGCGCGGTTCGGCGCCAGTAAGAACAGTTGGGTCGACTGGTCTGACGACAAGATCGACGCCGTCATGGACTACGAAGACGCCGCTGCGAAGGGCACCAGACTCCACTACCTGGCCGCTCTGGCGATCAACGACCGCGTCTACATGTCCGAGGACCCCAAGCACCACAAGGAGCCTCACCAGGCCACTGTAGCCCGTTACGCCAACGAGTGCATCGACCTCGGCATGAGAGCTGAAGTCGTACTCCGTTACTCGGACAGCTTCTACGGTACGGCCGACGCCATCGCTTACGAGCCTGGTCTACTGCAGATCAGTGACTTGAAGACTGGCGTAAACAAGGCTTCGTTCAAGCAGCTCTACATCTACGCGGCTTGGTTCTTCCTCGAATACGGAATTCCACCGCTGCCGGTTAAGGTCATCCTTCGTCTCTACCAGAACGGCGACGTTCTTATGGTTGAGGCCGACACCGAATACATCCTGTTCCTCATGAGCAGGATCCAGTACATCGAGAAGCGCCGGCAAGCGCGACTGGAAGCGTTCTAGAAAGGACGGTGAACGTGGAGATCGACGAAGACTCTTGGCTCGCTCACTACGGCACCAAGAGACACTCCGGTCGGTACCCATGGGGTTCTGGCGAGAACCCGGAACAGCACGGCAGCGGCTCGTTCCTCTCGGACGTCGAGAAGATGCGCAAGAGCGGCATGAGCGAAACCGAGATCGCCCGCGGCTTCGGCATGACCACCACCAAGCTCCGCAACCTCAAGTCCATCGCCAAGGAGCGTCAGAAGCAGTCCGACATCATCATGGCGCGCAAGCTCCAGGAGAAGGGGTACTCGAACGTCAAGGGCGCTGCTCGTATGGGCATCCCCGAGTCGACGTACCGCACGCTCCTGAAGCCTGGCGAGATGGACAAGGCGAGCATCACCAAGGCCACTGCTGACGTCCTGCGCAGCCACGTCGACGAGAAGCACTACCTCGACATCGGCGCCGGCACCGAACTTCATCTCGGAATCACCAAGAAGAAGCTCGACACCGCTGTCACTGCGCTGGAGCAGGAAGGCTACAAGGTCTACTGGGTCAAGGTTCCTCAGCTCGGAACCCGACACGAGACCAACGTCAAGGTTCTGGTCGGTCCTCACACGGACTACCCCGAACTGATGCGCAACAAGGACAACATCAAGACCGTCGCGGCCTACTCGCAGGACGGTGGACGTTCTTACGACCGCATCCAGCCTCCTCTCTCCATCTCGTCCAGCAGACTCAAGGTGCGTTACGCCGACGAAGGTGGTGGCAAGCTCGACGGAATCATCTACGTCCGTCCGGGCAAGGACGACCTGTCGCTCGGCAGTGCTCACTACGCCCAGGTTCGTATCGCCATCGACGGTACGCACTACATCAAGGGCGTGGCCATGCACCACGACAACCTGCCTCCTGGTGTGGACCTCGTGTTCAACACGAACAAGCACGACACGGGCAACAAGCTGGACGCCCTGAAGCCGATGAAGGACGACCCGGAGAATCCCTTCAGTTCGTCCGTTCGTCAGATCGGTGTGCCTGGTCCTAACGGCAAGAAGAAGATCACCTCGGCGATGAACATCGTCAACGAGGAAGGCGACTGGGACCGTTGGTCCAACTCGCTGTCTTCTCAGATGCTGTCCAAGCAGAGCCGCGTCCTCGCCAAGGAGCAACTCGGTCTCGCCTACGATCGCAAGAAGAACCAGCTCGACGAGATCATGGCGCAGACCAACCCTGAGGTCAGGCGCAAGATGTTGCAGGAGTTTGCGGATGACGCCGATGCTTCGGCTGTTCATCTCAAGGCTGCAGCTCTTCCTCGACAGCGGAACCAGCTCATACTCCCGATTGAGAGCATGAAGGAGAATGAGGTCTACGCGCCGAACTTCCGGCATGGCGAGACTGTCGTTCTGATCCGTCACCCTCACGGTGGCAAGTTCGAGATCCCTGAGCTCACGGTCAACAACAACCATCCCGAAGCCAAGAAGATGATCGGTCCTCACGCAAAGGACGCGATCGGAATCCACCACAAGGTAGCTGAGAAGCTGTCCGGTGCTGACTTCGATGGTGACACGGTGCTCGTCATCCCGAACAACAGCGGCAAGGTCAAGACTCAGGCCACTCTCGACGGTCTGAAGAACTTCGACCCTCAGCGCTACAAGCTGCCCAAGGACAGCCCGATTCCCCGCATGACGGAGAAGCAAAAGGGCCAGATGATGGGGAACATCTCGAACCTCATCAGCGACATGCACGTCAAGGGCGCACCGCTCGACGAGATCTCTCGTGCTGTCCGCCATTCCATGGTGGTCATCGACGCACCCAAGCACGAGCTGAACTACAAGCAGTCCGAGATCGACCACGGCATCGCCGACCTGAAGAAGCGTTACCAGGATGGCAAGGGTGCAGCCACCGTCATCTCTCGTGCCAAGTCTCCGGTTCGTCCCCTCGAACGCAAGATGCACATCGACCCTGAGACGGGCAAGAAGGTCTACGAGTACACAGGCGCTACCTACGAGAAGGTCTACAGCACCAAGCGTAAGGGTGATGTAGTCAAGGTAATGCCCAAGCTTGAGAAGCATGAGTCAAGCAGGATGGCTGAGACAGACGACGCACACACGCTGTCTTCTGGTACTCCCATCGAGAAGGTCTACGCAGACCACGCCAACAGGATGAAGGGTCTGGCCAACATGGCCAGGAAAGAAGCCCTTCACACCAAGGCCATCCCGTACTCCAAGGCTGCCAAAGAACGGCACGCAGAAGAGGTCCGGTCTCTTGACGCCAAGCTGAACCTGGCCCTCAGAAACTCCCCCCTCGAACGCCAGTCCCATGTGATCGGCAATGCGATTGTTCGGAAGAAGCTTGAAGCCAATCCGAACATGGACAAAGCCGAACTCAAGAAGCTGAAGTCTCAGGCCCTTAACGAAGCACGCAATCGTACAGGCGCTGAGAAGAAGCGGATCGTGATCACAGACAAGGAATGGGAAGCCATTCAGGCTGGCGCCATCACGAAACACAAGCTCAACCAGATCCTGTCCAACGCAGACATGGAGCGTGTCAAGGAACTCGCCACACCTAGGTCTCGCCAGAAGTTGGACCACAATAAGGTGAACAGGGCCATGACCATGCTCCGTAACGATTACACCCTGGCTCAGGTTGCTGATGCACTGGGTGTGTCTGTGTCCACGCTGAAGCGCTCTATTGCTGAAGCAGGTGGTGGATGATGCGCATTACCAGGCTCACCACTAAGGACAATCCATTCAATCCAGTAACACAGTTCGATCAGTGGTACGTATGGGATAGCTCTCATGGGTACCACACACTGTCCTACCTTGCTCGTGTCACAAGGACATCAGACGAACTGTCGGAAGCAGATCAAGATCTCGCACTAGAGCAAGCAATGTCGGACATCGTAGATCTCAATGGAGGTCTGTACATCACGGTGACTGATGATGTAGTGCAGCAGCCAACATGATCTGACGCAGCAGAAGACTAGACCGTGACTGACCACGGACTCAACGTGCCTGAAACAATGGCTTCAGAGTCTAGGTTAGTCACGGTCTTCTGCTTTGAGCTTTCGTCAACTTAGGTTGACTTCGATGGGTCCTCCATAAGTCTTGATAGGGGGGAGGGTCTCGCAAATTGACACCCCCCTGTGCATCGCCGGACCCCCAAAAATAGCCCCGGAGGGACTTTTGGCCCAACCTTTCCACCCTTCCCCTCCCTGAAACCCTCCCCATCCCGCTCCAAACCCTACGAAAGGAGTTGGAAACCATGCCTCGAAATTCTGGGGACAGCGATTCAGAGCCTCTGCGTCCACGCAGACCGGCCACAACTCCAGAGGGTCGAGAGAAGCAGGTCATCGCGCTAGCCTTCGACCTCGTAGAGAAGCGCATTCGTGAGGGTACAGCGACCTCTCAGGAGGTGACGCACTTCCTCAAGCTCGGTTCATCGCGAGAGCTTCTCGAACAGGAGCGTCTTCGCCACGAGAACGAACTCGCCCAGGCGAAGATCCAGGCGATGGAATCCCAGAGTCGCATCGAGGACCTCTACAGGAACGCCATCCTTGCGATGAACACCTATCAGGGCCGTCCTCAGGTCTACGACGAAGTGGAATTCGATGCGTAGGTCATATTCCCAGCTCCGCCGGCTGGATACACTGGAAGATCGCTTCCGATACCTCTCCCTCCGCGGCGAAGTCGGGAAAACGACCTTCGGATACGACCGCTGGATCAACCAGCAGTTCTATACGTCGAGTCAATGGCGCAATATGCGTAACCACGTCATTGCCCGTGACCTCGGCAGGGACCTTGGTGTCGATGGCTACGAGATTCACGACCGGATCTATATTCACCACATGAATCCGATGACGGTCGAAGAGATCGCTAACGCTGATCCTCGTATCCTCGACCCGGAGTTCCTTATCTGCGTTACACACCGAACCCACAACGCCATTCACTACGGCGACGAAGGTCTTCTTCCGAAACCGATCGTCGAACGCAGGCCTGGCGACACAATGCTCTGGTAAGAAAGGCAACCATGTCGGACGTCATCGATTACGACCAGCCCGTCGTCGACCTCATCGCGGGTCTGGACGCCACGGGTCACGTCACCCACGAGACCTTCACGAAGAAGTACATCACCGTCCACCACAACGGCGCCAACCTCACGCACGAGGGCGTCCTCTCGGTCTGGAAGACCCGTCGGGCCTCCGCCCACTTCGACGTGGACTCCAAGGGCCGTGTCGCCCAGTACGTCAGGCTCCGCGAGTACGCCTGGGCCACCGGCAGCACCGTCGGCAACGAGCTGTCCATCAGCATCGAGCAGGCCAACAGCAGCTTCGCGCCTCACTGGGAGGTCGCCGAGGCCACCTGGAAGGCCACCGCCCGTCTCATCGGCTGGCTCTGCTACCACGAGCTCAAGGCCCGTCCCTCCGCCAGCAACGTCCTGCCCCACCGTCACTGGTCGGCCACCGACTGCCCCGGTCCGTTCGTCCTCGCCCACCTCAACGCGATCATCGTCGAGGCCCAGAAGCACTACGACGACATCAAGGCCGGCAACAAGGACCACCAGGACCCCGCCCCGCCGCACAAGAAGACGATCCACGAGGTCGCGCAGGAAGTCGTCGCCGGCAAGTGGGGGAACGGCCCCGACCGCACCCACAAGCTCCTCGTCGCCGGGTACGACCCCAACGCCGTCCAGGTCGAGGTCAACCGGATCCTCCGCGGGACCAACAAGCCCCACCTCCTGACGATCAACGAGGTCGCCAAGGAGGTCATCGCCGGCAAGTGGGGTAACGGCGTCGACCGTATCGGTCACCTGCAGCGGGCCGGCTACGACTCCAACGCCGTCCAGGCCGAGGTCAACCGCCTTCTGAGGTAGGACGGAGGTCACAGCCGTGTCCGGCAGCATCCTTGACGATGTCAAGAAGGTGCTCGGTCTCGATCCAACCTACACGGCCTTCGATCCCGACATCGTCATGCACATCAACTCGGTCTTTGCCACGCTCAACCAGCTTGGTATCGGACCAACCTCCGGTTTCATGATCATGGGGAACTCGGAGACCTGGGATTCATATCTCGGCGATGACGTAAACCTGAACTCCGTCAAGACCTACATCTGCATGCGGGTCAGGATGGTGTTTGACCCTCCGGCATCTGGGTTCGCCCTCGACGCGATGAAGGAGCAGATCAGAGAGTCCGAGTGGCGACTCAACGTAAAGCGGGAAGGAGAATCATGGACCGATCCGAATCCACCAACGCCACCGTCACCGTTCCCGACGGCGCTTCCCTGGTGGGAAACGTACTAGCCCATCACGGCGTCAAGGGCATGCGATGGGGGCAGCGGAAGGCCCGTTCCTCTCACCCCGTGTCCGAGGACCACGCGACAGTTCAGGCCCATCTCCAGAAGACCAAGGAGGGTGGTGTCAAGGCTCTTTCGAACAAGGAGCTTCAGGACATCATCACCCGGAAGAACCTGGAGAAGCAGCATCGTGAACTCGTCGGTGGCGGCAACAAGTTCGACAAGGGTCACAAGCACATCAAGAAGATCCTGAACGTCGCCAAGACCGTGAACGACATCCACAACACGTACGAGACCACTTCCAAGGTGGTCAAGGCGGTCGGCAAGGCCGCACGGTAGAAAGGAGGGCTGGCGATGCCCCTATCGAATACGGCAACTCCGATCTACTACGGCCGATTTCGGGACGCAGTGATCCGCGGCGAGATACCCGTCAACCGGGAGATCTCCCTTGAGATGAACCGTATCGACGCGCTCATCGCCAACCCGAACGTCTACTACGACAGCGAGGCCGTCGAAGGGTTCATTCTCTACTGCGAGAACGAACTCACGCTGACTGACGGAAGCGACCTCCATCTGCTCGACACATTCAAGCTGTGGGCAGAGCAGATCTTCGGTTGGTACTACTTTGTCGACCGAAGCGTCTACGAACCGTCAGAAGACGGTCACGGCGGGGGGCGCTACGTCACCAAGACGATCAAAAAGCGTTTGACCACGAAGCAGTACCTCATCGTTGCACGTGGTGCGGCGAAGTCGATGTACGCCTCGTGCATTCAGTCATATTTCTTGAACGTCGACACATCGACTACTCATCAGATCACGACCGCACCGACGATGAAGCAGGCCGAAGAGGTCATGTCGCCGATCCGGACGTCGATCACGAGAGCCAAGGGACCTCTGTTCCAGTTCCTCACCGAAGGCTCTCTTCAGAACACCACAGGGTCTAAAGCGAACCGTGTGAAGTTGGCTTCGACAAAGAAAGGCGTCGAGAATTTCCTCACGGGTTCGTTGTTCGAGATCCGCCCCATGTCCATCAACAAGCTGCAGGGTCTGCGGACCAAGATCTCCACAGTCGACGAGTGGCTTTCTGGAGATCTGCGTGAGGATGTTGTTGGCGCGATTGAACAGGGTGCGTCGAAGCTAGACGACTACCTGATCGTCGCCATCAGCTCCGAGGGTACCGTGCGAAACGGCAGCGGCGACACCATCAAGCTCGAACTCGCCGATATTCTCAAGGGGGAATACCAAGCACCCCACATCTCGATCTGGCATTACCGACTCGATGAGATCGAGGAAGTGGCCGATCCGGCGATGTGGCCCAAGGCCAACCCCAATCTCGGGAAGACGGTGACGTATGACACCTACCAACTCGATGTTGAACGTGCCGAGAAAGCCCCGGCTGCTCGGAACGACATCCTGGCTAAGCGGTTCGGGATACCGATGGAGGGGTATACCTACTTCTTCACGTACGAGGAAACTCTTCCTCATAATCCACGTGAGTTCTGGCAAATGCCTTGTGCTCTCGGTGCCGACCTCTCACAGGGTGATGACTTCTGTGCCTTCACATTCCTCTTCCCATTGCGCGATGGGTTTGGAGTAAAGACCAGAAGCTACATCACCTCGCTCACGCTCATGAAGCTCCCCGGTGCCATGAGGCACAAGTACCAGGAGTTCATGGACGAGGGCAGCCTCCACGTCCTTGAGGGCACCGTCCTCGACATGATGGAGGTGTACGACGACCTGGATCAGTTCATCCAGGCATCCGAGTACGACGTTCGATGCCTCGGCTTCGACCCGTACAACGCCAAGGAGTTTGTAGGCCGCTGGGAAGCGGAGAACGGTCCATTCGGAATTGAGAAGGTGATTCAGGGCGCCAAGACGGAATCTGTGCCGCTTGGAGAGCTCAAAAACCTCAGTGCTGAACGTTTGTTGATTTTCGATCAGGCGCTCATGACTTTCGCCATGGGCAACGCCATCACGATGGAGGACACGAACGGCAACCGCAAGCTTCTGAAGAAACGTCAGGACGCGAAGATCGACAACGTCTCCGCCCTGATGGATGCATACGTCGCATACAAGGCCAACAAGGAGGCCTTCGAATAGCCAGGAAGGAGGTGACCTATGGGAGTGCTTTCGCGTTTGAGGCACGCCTGGAACGCGTTCGCTAACTGGGATCAGAACTATCAGTTGGAGCAGTCGTACGCTGCCGGATCCACTTTCGGAGTCCGACCCGACCGTGTACGCACCTCGCTCGGCAACGAACGAACCATCCTCTCGTCGATTCTCACTCGTATGAGTCTGGACGTCGCATCGATTCAGGTTTGTCATGTCCGTAACGACAAGGACGGCCGGTACATCGAGGACATCCAGAGTGGTTTGAACTACTGCATGACGGTACGCGCCAACATCGACCAGTTCGCACAACAGTTCCGCCAGGACATCGTGCGCATCATGTTCGACAAGGGTGTCGTGGCCATTGTGCCGGTCGACACCACGACGAGTCCGGTGGATTCCAACTCGTACGACATCCAGACGATGCGAGCCGGCGAGATCGTGGCTTGGTTCCCGGAGCACGTCCGCGTCAGTCTCTACAACCAGGCGAAGGGCTTCCGCGAGCAGATCACCCTGCCGAAGAGCATGGTCGCCGTTGTGGAGAATCCTCTCTACGACGTGATGAACGAACCCAACTCCACGATGCAGCGGCTGATCCGAAAGCTCAGCATGTTGGACGCGGTCGACGATGCGTCGAGCTCCGGCAAGATGGATCTGATCATCCAGCTTCCCTACGTCATCAAGTCCGATGCACGACGGGCACAGGCCGAACAGCGCCGGAAGGACATCGAGTTCCAGCTCACCGGCAGCAAGTACGGCATCGCCTACACCGACGGTACCGAGAAGATCACTCAGCTCAACAGGCCGGTCGAGAACAATCTGTTGGAACAGGTCAAGTACCTGACCGAGTTGCTTTACAGCCAGCTCGGTATCACCGACACGATCATGAACGGCACGGCCGACGAGAAGACCATGATCAACTACAACACTCGTACGGTCGAACCGATCCTTCGTGCAATCGTCGAAGCGATGAGGGCCACGTTCCTCACCAAGACGGCGATGACCCAGGGTCAGTCCATCACCTACTTCAAGGACCCGTTCGCGCTCGTCCCGCTCAGCGAGGTCGCCAAGATCGCCGACATGATGGCTCGTAACGAGATCCTCACGTCGAACGAGCTCCGCCAGGCCATCGGCTTCAAGCCGTCCAAGGACCCGAAGGCGGATCTGCTCCAGAACAGCAACATGCCCACGCCGCATCCGTTGGATCCGGCACCACGAGCCTCGTTCCCGCCCAGTATCAGGCAGATAGCGAATCGGCCCGTACCCCAACTCACAGCAGGAGGAGGAAACAATCAAAATGGTGCCTGATTTCAGTGGCTGGGCCACTAAGGTCAACATGCGCTGTGCCGACGGCCGGACCATCCTCAAGGACGCGTTCGCGCACATGGACGGCAAGAGGGTCCCGCTCGTGTTCATGCACGCGCACAACACGATCGAGAACGTTCTCGGTTACGCCATCCTGAAGCACGTGGACGGTCAGGGAACCCGAGCCGACGCCTACTTCAACTCGACCCCGGCCGGCCAGAACGCCAAGCTCCAGGTCGAGCACGGCGACCTCGACTCGCTCTCGATCTACGCGAACAACCTCTCCGAGGAGCCCGTCAAGCGGGTGGCCCACGGTGACATCAAGGAGGTCAGCCTCGTCCTCGCCGGAGCGAATCCCGGCGCGAAGATCGACTTCGTCAACATCCGTCACAGCGACGGGTCCTACGACGAGCTCGACGACGAGGCCATCATCACCAGCGGCGAGGTCCTGTTCCACTCCGACCAGCCCGCGGACCAGCAGCAGACCGACGCGTCCCAGGGCGACCAGAACGGTGGTCAGCCGAAGCTGAACATCGACGCCTGGAACGAGTTCACCCCCGAACAGCAGGACTTCGTCGCCTTCCTCGTGGAGGAGGCCGTCAAGAACGCCGAAGCGGGTGGAGACCCCGACGGTGACGGGGACGACGACACCACCGCCGAGGGGGTCGTCAACGACCAGCAGCAGGACGCAGCCCACTCCAACATCAAGGCCGGCGAGGGCGACCTCAGCCACAAGGAAGGAGCGACCGACGTGTCGCGTAACGTCTTCGACCAGACCAACCAGAGCGGCACCCCCGCGTCCCCGTACGCGCTGTCGCACTCCGACACCAAGACCTTCTTCGAGGACGCCAAGAAGGCCGGCTCCCTCAACGCGGCGCTGGAGAGCTACCTCGACGAGCACACCGAGGTCCGCGACCACGCGCTGAAGCACGGCATCGAGCCGATCGACGTCCTGTTCCCGAACTACACCAACCTCACCAACACGCCGCAGTTCCTCTCGCGGCGGATGGAGTGGGTGGACGGCGTCCTCTCCGGCACCAGCAAGACCCCCTTCTCCCGCGTCAAGTCGATCGTGGCCGACATCACGATGGACGAGGCCCGTGCCCTCGGTTACATCAAGGGCACGATGAAGAAGGAGGAGTGGTTCTCCGTCAGCAAGCGGACCACCGACTCCACCACGGTCTACAAGAAGCAGAAGCTCGACCGCGACGACATCATCGACATCACCGACTTCGACGTCGTGGCGTGGATGAAGGGCGAGATGTCCGTCATGCTCCGGGAGGAGATCGCCCGCGCCATCCTCATCGGTGACGGCCGTGCGGTGGACGACCCGGACAAGATCCAGGACCCGATGAACGCGGCCTCCGGCTCGGGCATCCGCTCCATCGTCAACGAGAACGACCTCTACAAGACCGACGTCCACGTCAACGTCGGCGACGCGAACTCCACCATGCTGGAGGTCCAGGAGGCCATCCTCCGCTCGATGCGGTACTACAAGGGCACCGGCACGCCGACCTTCTACACCACGCTGCCGACCCTCACCTCGCTCCTGCTGGTCAAGGACCAGATGGGCCGGCGCTACTGGAACAGCAAGGCCGACCTGGCCGCGGCGATGGGCGTCAAGGACATCGTGACCGTCGAGGTCATGGAGACCATGCCGAACCTCTTCGGCATCATCGTCAACCTGGCCGACTACAACATCGGCTCCAACAAGGGCGGAGAGGTCACGCTGTTCGACTTCTTCGACATCGACTACAACCAGTACAAGTACCTGTCGGAGACCCGCATCTCCGGCGCCCTGACCCGCCCGAAGTCCGCGCTGGTCGTCTGGTCCACCGCGGCCACCGACGTCCAGGCCACCCCGGACAAGCCGACCTTCAACAAGTCGACCGGCGTCGTCACCATCCCGAACAAGACCGGTGTCGTCTACAAGAACACCGACACGGGTGCCACGCTCACCGCCGGCGCTCAGACCGCTCTCACCTCCGGGCAGACGCTCAACGTCTTCGCCACCCCGGCCTCGGGTTACTACTTCGAGAACCAGGGCGCCCTGGCCACCGAGTGGTCCTTCTACATGCCGTCGGCCTGACCTAGGCCATGGCGAATCGATTCTACGGAAAGGTAGGGTACGCAGGCGCAACTGTCGAAACCGCGCCGGGTGTGTGGAAAGAGCAAATCACCGAAGTCTCGTACTACGGTGACGTGATTCGTAACACGCGCACGTTGCGCGAGGGCGATCGTGTAAATGACGATCTCTCTGTGAGTAATTCGATCAGCATTGTGGCGGACGCATACGCCAACCAGAACATATTCGCCATGCGCTATGTGGAGTGGATGGGGACTCGATGGATTGTCGCTGACGTCCAAGTTTTGAGTCCCCGTCTGCTCCTTACTCTGGGAGGTGTCTACAACGGACCCACGCCGACTTGAGCTGCAGGCGGTCCTTGAAGGCATCACGCAGAATGTATATTTCCAACCGCCAGACAACTTGCAGATGCGCTATCCGTGCATCGTCTACCAGCGGTACAACATACATTCCGCGTTCGCCGACAACGCGCCTTACCGGCGTACCCCTCGCTACCAGGTCACCGTCATTGACGCGGACCCGGATAGCCCGATCATCGAGAAGGTCTCAGCCCTTCCGATGTGTACGCACAATCGGTTCTACGTGGTGAGCAACCTCAACCACGACGTCTTCAACCTGTACTTCTAGGAGCAACATGTCCAAGCTCGTCTGGGACGCAGTAGGTGAGCGTCGGTTCGAAACCGGCATCGACCGCGGTGTCCTGTTCATCCCCAACACCTCCGGCGTGTACGACTCGGGCGTCGCCTGGAACGGTCTCTCGAAGGTCACCGAGAAGCCGACCGGCGCCTCGTCCAACAAGCAGTACGCCGACAACCAGGTCTACCTGAACCTGGTCTCCACCGAGCAGTTCGAGGCCGACCTGGAGGCCTTCACCTACCCGGACGAGTTCGGTCAGTGCGACGGCACCGCCGAGCCCGAGCCGGGTGTCGCGATCGGCCAGCAGAGCCGCAAGTCCTTCGGCCTGTCCTACCGCACCCTCGTCGGCAACGACGTCGCCAACACCGACCTCGGCTACAAGATCCACCTGGTCTACGGCGCCTCCGCGGCCCCGTCCCAGAAGGACTTCCAGACCGTCAACGACAACCCGGCCGCGATCGCGTTCTCGTGGTCGATCACCACCACTCCGGTCGCCGTCACCGGCTACAAGCCCACCGCGACGCTCACGATCGACTCGACCAAGGTCAACGCCACGGCCCTCCAGACCCTGGAGGACACCATCTACGGCACGGCCGGCCAGGACCCGCGTCTGCCCACCCCGGACGAGGTCCTCGCGATGTTCTCCGGCACCGTGGTCTCGGTCACCCCGGCCGTCCCGACCTACGACCAGCCGACCCACACCATCACCATCCCGTCCACCACCGGCGTCACCTACTACATCGACGACAAGGCCGTCGCGGCCGGCGCTCACGTCATCACCGCCGACACCGTGGTCACCGCCGAGCCCAACGCCGGCTACAAGCTCCCGGCCACGTTCGACAACGACTGGCTCTACGCCTTCTAGGCCGGCGCCTACACCGAAGGAGACAGGAAAGGAGGCTAGAGAGTGCTCGTCATCAGGGTCCCTATCGCCGAAGGTTTCGACGAAGCGACCAGCACAATCGTGCCAATTGAGTTCGTTAAACTTGAGTTGGAGCACTCTCTGGTCTCCCTTTCAAAATGGGAGTCAAACTTCGAGAAGCCTTTCCTCAGCGAGACTGAGAAGACGAACGAAGAGTTGTTCTGGTACATCCAGGCCATGACTCTCACCCCTGATGTTCCTCTGGAGGTTTACGCCAAGCTCTCCAGAGAGAACATCACGGACATCAACAACTACATAACCGCGAAGATGACTGCTACCAAGATCTACAACAGCGGCACCGAAGGTGCTGAGAAGATCATCACGGCAGAACTCATCTACTACTGGATGATCGCGCTCTCGGTTCCGTTCGAGTGTCAGTACTGGCACCTGAACCGACTCCTGACGCTCATTCAGGTGTGCAACCTGAAGAACTCTCCAGAGAAGGAGCTCAGTCCGGCCGAGGTTGCACGGCGTAACCGCGAACTCAACGCTCAGCGTAAGAAAGCGCTGGGTACTACCGGGTGAAAGGAGGTATACACCCTTGACCAGGATCAGTTGGGGTGGTCCAGGTTTGAGTCGTTACGAATCTGGAGTCGACCGTGGCGTTCTCTTCGTCAACGGGCAGGCCGGAGTTCCCTGGATCGGCCTCACCTCCGTTCAGGAGAGCCCCTCCGGCGGAGAACCGAAGGCCTACTACCTCGACGGCGTCAAGTACTTGAACGTACCTTCGGCGGAAGAGTTCGAGGCGACCCTGACGGCCTTCACCTACCCGGACGAGTTCGCTGAATGCGACGGTAGCCATCAGTCCCGAACCGGCCTGTTCGTTACGGGGCAGAGGCGGAAGTCATTCGGTCTGACATACCGAACCACGATCGGCAATGACCTCGACGATGACCACGCACACAAGATCCACATCGTCTACAACGCCATGGTCTCCCCCACAAGTCGCAGTCTCAAGACGCGCACGGATTCGTCGAGTCTGGACGACTTCAGTTGGAAGATCACGGCGTGTCCGCCTCCGATCGTCGGCTACTTCCCGACCGCACACTTCATAGTCGACACCAGGTTCACGGATGCTTCGGTGGTAGAACTCGTGGAGAACGCTCTCTACGGGACCGACACTGACGATCCATATCTTCCGACCGTCGACCAACTCTTCGGCTTCTTCGACACCATCTCCGGTCTCGTCGTGGTCGACAACGGCGACGGAACTTGGACCGCTACGGCCCCGAACGACATCATCCGCATGATCGATGACGACACGTTCGAGATCACCTCGTCGAGCGCCGTCTACACCGACGCAGACACCTACACCCTCAGCTCCGAGTAATAGAAAGGCGGTGCTATGGCTACCGTCACGGGATTCACCGCCGCGAGGATGCAGGCGATCGAAGATGGTTCGACTGTTTCCGCTGGTTATGACTCGGCGGGCCACCTCATCCTCACCAAGCACGACGGCACACAGCTCGATGCAGGTCGTACGATCGCGGCAACCACGGCCGCATCGGGCATCGTCGAGCTCGCCACTTCTGCTGAAACGCAAGCCGGCACCGATACCACTCGGGCCATAACACCTGCTGGTCTCGCATCACTTCCGGGCTATCGAGCGCAGATCCTGGCCTCGAACTCCCTGGCAGAGACTGCGACTCCTGCATCCTGGCCGTACGCCGTCTCGATGATGCCGGTATCCACCGGTTCCGGATGGACGCCGAACGCCGGCGTTGGTCTGGTCATCTGCTACAGCATCGACTCCACACACACCGTTCAGGACTTCTACGCGAATCCCGGCACCGGGTCGCCGAAGATCTGGACGCGGTCCTACAACGGACAGTGGTCGAACTGGGCCCAGAAGATGGTCATGATCAACCTGGACCCGACCGCGTTCCTTCAGACCACGTCGCGAGGTAACTACCCGACGGGCCAGTCTCGTCTATATTTCTCCACCTCCGCGGCTGCGTCCACGTGGGACTTCTCGGCACTCGCTCCCGGCGAAGTCATCACGTACATCGCCGACGACGCGAACTTCTTCGGTCGTCAGACGTTCACTCAGCACGCCGGCGGTAGCACCAACCCGGTTCAGTGGTTCCGAACGGCCAACCAAGCCGGCGGGTGGACCGCATGGCAGAAAGTCATCACCGACCCCGGTGCGTGGACGGCATACACGCCGACCTGGACGACTCAGACCGGCGCGGCTCTTCCGTCTTACGGAAACGCGACAATCGACTGTCGGTACATCAAGATCGGCCGAATGGTCACGGTCAGGTTTAACATCGCTTTCGGTACTACCACTAACTTCGGTTCTGGTGCTACCGGCAACGACAACTGGCGTTTCAGTTTGCCGTTCACCGCTGCGCGGGCCTCCGACGACGGTCTCGGCATCATGGACATGTACCAGAGCGCCGGCATGACGGGTCTCGCCCGAGTCAAGATCTCTTCGTCGACCTCGTACATGCAACTGAACATCCTCCAGGGGTCTGCAAGCGGTATCGGCGCTGACGCTGACTCCATCACCCCGTTCAACTGGGCCAGCGGGAACACCCTGCGCGGCACCTTTACCTACGAATCCGCTACGTAAGGAGACACATGTCTCTCGGCTTCGACGTCACCAAGCAGGCCCTCGACAACGCGGCCGCCAGGGCCGTGCTCTCCATGCGTTCCGCCTTCGACCAGGTCGAGACGATCAGCAAGTGGCTCGCCAATCACCCGAACTCCGGGCCCGACCCGCTCACGCAGGACCCGTTCAACTACTCGGCCGACGAGGCGTACGCACTGAGGCACTACTTCGAGACCATGGACGGTGTTCGCACCGCCCAGGCCGACACGTTCGACGTCGGTCGGAAGATGACCGGCCTGGAATGACCTGAAAGGAGCCGTGGTGCTCGGTTTCACAACAAGCGGCTCCTTCGACGGCATCATGACGTCGCTCAAGAGGATGTCCAAGAACAACATCCTCTCTGTCCTGAACTCCTGCGGTCAGACCGGCGTTGAGGCGCTTCAGTCGGCTACACCGGTCGACACAGGCCTGGCCGCAGGTTCATGGAGCTACGACGTACAGGCCAAGGGTGGGTCATATTCCATCAGTTGGACCAACACCGACATCGAGAGCGACTTCCCGGTCGCGATCATGCTCCAGTACGGATACGGAACCGGAACCGGAGGCTACGTGCAGGGCCGGGACTACATCAACCCCGCGATGAAGCCCATATTTGACGAGATCGCAGACAAGGTATGGAGGGCGGTGACTTCCGCATGAGCAGTATCGACCAGCGCGTCGTTCACATGACGTTCGACAACAAGCAGTTCGAGGCGGGGATCGCCTCCACCCTCGCGTCCCTTGACAAGCTCAACAAGGGCCTGCAGATGCAGGGTGGCGTCAAGGGCCTCAAGGACGTCGACGCCGCGGCCAAGAGCACGTCGCTTGACCACCTCGGGTCCAGTGTCGACACCATCGCCAACAAGTTCAAGGCGATGTCCCTGATCGGCATCACCGCTCTGCAGAACATCACGAGCAAGGCGGTCGACGCCGGCCTTCGATTCGCCAAGGCACTCACGCTGGATCCGGTCATGGCCGGCTTCCACAACTACGAGACTCAGATCAACGCGGTCGGCACCATCATCGCGAACACTGGTCTTCGTGGTGCGTCCGGCCTCAAGAAGGTCAACGCAGCCCTGGACGAACTGAACGTGTACGCCAACAAGACGGTGTACAACTTCAGCGACATGGCCAAGAACATCGGTACCTTCACCGCGGCTGGTGTTGGGCTGAAGGACTCGGTCAGTTCGATCAAGGGTATCGCCAACCTCGCAGCCCTGTCCGGATCAACTTCTGAGCAGGCCTCTACGGCCATGTATCAGCTCTCCCAGGCAATCGCCACGGGCACTGTCCACCTGATGGACTGGAACTCTGTGGTCAACGCCGGCATGGGCGGCAAGGTCTTCCAGAACGCGCTGATCAACACGGCCCGTGCGGCCGGTACCAACATCGACGCGATCATCAAGAAGGCCGGCAGCTTCCGTGAGTCGCTTCAGAAGGGGTGGCTCACCTCCAAGATCCTGACTCGGACGCTGTCTCAGTTCACTGGCGACTTGTCCGAGAAGCAGATCAGGGCCATGGGCTTTACCAAGAAGCAGGCCGAAGAGGTCATGAAGCTTGGTAAGACCGGCGTTGACGCTGCGACCAAGATCAAGACTGCAACCCAGTTGACCGATGCTCTCAAGGAGGAAGTCGGCACTGCCTGGGCCACGGTCTTCAAGACCATCTTCGGCAACATCAACCAGGCCACGGACCTCTTCACCAAGATCCACAACGTCGCTGAAGGTGCTCTAACAGGCCCGGTCTACCACATCAACGACCTGATCAAGGGTTGGGACAAGCTCGGAGGCCGCAAGGTCCTCGTTCAGGGCTTGACCGACGCCTTCAAGCTGCTCGGTTCGGTTCTCCACATCATCACTGGCGCCTTCCGCGAGGTCTTCCCGCCTACTACGGCCAAGGATCTCTACAACATGACGGTCTCGTTCCGGGACTTCATGGAACGGCTCAAAATGGGAGGCCAAACCGCCAACGAACTGAAGCGTACCTTCGCTGGTGTCTTCGCCATCTTCAAGATCGGCTGGGACGTCATCAAGGCAGTGGGTGCAGCCCTCTTCGGTCTCTTCGGTGTAGTCGGCGGTGGGTCTGGTGGCTTCCTCCATCTGACTGCATCCATCGGCGATTTCCTCGTGAAGGTCGAAAAGGCCATCTCGAAGTCGCACGTTCTCACCACTGCGTTCAGTTCGCTGGGTGGAATCCTCGCGATACCGATCCAGCTCTTCCAGATGTTGGCCGCAGCCCTCGAACAGTCCTTCGGCAGGTTCGACGGCGACAAGGCGACCAAGGGTCTGAAGCAGGTTTCGGATCAGATCAGCTCGATGAGCAAGTTCGGCGGCATCGCCGTCGGCATCTTCAACGGGATCGTCTCGGTACTGAAGACGGTCGCAAAGTACGCCGACGAGGCTTGGACGAAGATCTCTGGATTCTTCCACAACCTCGGAACGTCGGGCTCTACGACCTCGAACAGCTTCGGGGCAATTCTCGCGGCAGTCGACACCGGTCTCTTCGCCGGTATCGTCCTGATAGTCAAGAAGCTCGTCGACTACCTCAGGGGCGGTGGACGACACAGTCCGGTCGCCAGCATCGTCGACGCAATCAAGGAGCCGTTCGAAGAACTGACCGGCGTCCTGAAGGCCATGCAGAGCACACTCAAGGCGGCAACGCTTCTTGAGATCGCTGCTGCTGTCCTTCTCTTGGCCGTCGCGATGTCCACACTCGCCAAGATCAACGCAGACGGTCTGACTCGGGCCAGCGTCGCCATCGCGGTGATGTTCGGTCAACTCATCGGGTCCATGGCGCTCTTCCAGAAGTTCGTCGGAACTGCAGGCTTCGCCAAGCTGCCGTTCATGATGCTCTCGATGATCGAGCTCGCCGCTGCGGTCAACATCTTGGCCACGGCAGTCACCAAGTTGGCCAAGCTGGACTGGAACGGTCTTGCCAAGGGCATGGTCGGACTTGCCGGCACCATGGCCATCCTCGCTGGTGGTCTGAAGTTGATCGGAAGCCCCAAGGACATCGTCCTCGTCGGCTTCGGTCTCACGGAGGTCGCTGGATCCATCGCGGGTCTTGTCGCTGCCGTTGTTGCTCTGTCCAAGCTCAGTTGGGAAGGTCTTTCCAAGGGTCTGGTCGGTCTCGGAACGGTTCTTGCGGCACTTGGTCTCTTCGCCAAGTACTCCGAGGGCAGTGGTGCTGGTGCGATTCGAACCGTGGGTCTCATCCTGTTGGCTACGGCCATCGAGATCCTCGTCGACGCCATCAGCAGGTTCGGGAACATATCTTGGGAGACCATCGCCAAGGGTCTCACGGGCATCGCCGCGCTGCTCGGTTCTCTCGCTCTGTACACCAAGTTCTCGGACGCGAACAAGGCTGGCGTTCTCCAGGGCGTCGGTATCGTTCTGCTCGCCACCGCGATCAGAATCCTCGTCGAATCGGTTCAAGCGTTCAGTGGCATCTCTTGGGAGGGGATAGCTAAGGGTCTCGTTGGTGTTGGTGTTCTGCTTGGAAGTCTGGTCCTGTTCACGAAGTTCTCGTCGGTCGACAAGGCCGCGCCGCTTCAGGGACTGGGCATCATTCTGCTTGCCGCGGGAATTCGCATTCTTGTTAGTGCAGTCCAGTCCTTCGCTGGAATGTCCTGGGAGGGTATCGCCAAGGGTCTTCTGACTCTGGCCGGCGCTCTCGCCATCATCTCTGCAGCGTTGATCTTGATCCCGCCGGAGGCAGTAATCTCCTCGGGCGGCGTTCTGATCACGGCTCTGGCCCTGGTGGTCATCGCCGAGGCGCTTCAGAACATGGCTGGGATGAGTTGGGGGGGTATCGGTAAGGCTCTTACCGAGATGCTCGGGGCATTCGCGATCATCGCGGCGGCTCTGATCATCATTCCGCCCACTGCTCCGCTCGCTGCGGCTGCGATCCTGATCACGGCGCTGGCGCTTGAGATGGTAGCTAACGAACTCGTCAAAATGGGAGGGATGTCTTGGGGATCTATCGCCAAGTCCCTCGTCGAACTGGCTGGTTCGCTGCTGATCATCGCCGCTGCCATGCTCGTTATGCCCGCGGCACTTCCCGGAGCAGCCGCGCTGTTGGTTGTTGCTGCTGCGTTGATGATGTTGACGCCTGCACTCCAAGCCATGGGTGCAATGTCATGGGAATCGATCCTCAAGAGTCTTGTTGAACTCGCTGGTGTCTTCACGGTCATCGGTGTTGCCGGTCTTCTGATCGGTCCCGTCGTTCCGATCCTCCTCGGATTGGGTGGCGCGATCGCTCTGATCGGTCTCGGTGTCCTCGCCGCTGGTCTGGGCGTGGCTGTATTCGCAGGGGCTATCAACACCCTCGGCGGTACGGTCAAGGAAGCCGCGGGTAAGGTGGCCAAGGCTGGACCCTCGATGATGCACGCTATCGAGACCACCATCGAGAGCATGGCCAAGGCCGTCATACACAAGGCGCCTCTGATCATCGGTGCCATCCTCAAAATGCTCGTTGAGATGCTCAATCAGCTCAACCGGTACATGCCGAAGCTGATCGACGCTGGTGCACGACTCATCGTCTCCATTCTCAACGGAATCGCGAGGAACATCGGGAAGATCGTGACGGCAGCAGTAAACGTCATCACGAAATTCCTCTCGGGGATCGGTCAGAACCTTCCCAAGATCGTCGACTCTGGTTTCAAGCTGATCATCAGCTTCATCAACGGTCTGACCAAGGCGGTCAACAACAACGCCAAGACCCTCGGTGCTGCCGGTGGACGACTTGCCGTTGCACTAATCAAGGGTATGGTCTCCGGTCTCGCTGCCGGTGTCGGTGAAGTCATCTCCGCGGCTGAACACATGGCGGGTTCCGCCATCGACGCAGCCAAGAAGAAGCTGCACATCAACTCTCCCTCGAAGGTGTTCATCGCGATCGGTAAGTCCGTGAACGAGGGCTTCCTCAAGGGTCTGTTGAGTGGCGACAAGAACAAGGTCGACCAGGCGTTCAAGGATCTTGAGGCACGAGTCAAGAGCGCCATGAGTAGTTCTGCTGACGCGATCGATCGTCTCGAAAAGCGTCTCAAGAAGCTCAACAGTGCTCGACACAAGAACCGTCAAGAGATCGCCGACGTCACGAGGCAACTGCAGCAGGCACGAAAGGAGCACAAGGCCGAGTCCGCTGTTTACGACGAGCTTACTAAGAAGTTCAAGAAGCAGCACGAAGCCCTCGACAAGCTCACCGTTGCTTACGGCAAGAACAACGCGGCTCTGCAGAAGGCTGAAGACACTCTCAAGAACGCGATCAAGACTCGTGACGACTACAACAAGTCGATTCACGACCAGTACGACGCACTTCCGAAGATCGACGCCACTACTACGGTGCCGGACTTCGAGAAGGGTCTTGAGACTCAGATCGAGAAGACCAAGGAGTTCGTAAACGTTCTCCAGCGTCTTCGCAAGCTCGGTCTGAGCGACACCATGTACAAGGAGCTCTTGGCAGACGGCGTAGATGCATTGCCGTTCGCCCAGCAGCTTCTCGCACAGGGCAAGATGGGCGTCAACCATCTCAACGACCTGGGTAAGCAACTCGACACCGTCAGCACCAAGTTGGGCAAGACGGCTTCGAAGGAGCTTTACCAGGCCGCGGTCGATTCTGCACAGGGACTGGTCGACGGTCTCAAGAAGAAGCAGAAAGACCTTGAGAAGCAGATGGAGAAGCTTGCCGACGCGATGGTCAAGGCCATCAAGAAGAAGCTCGGCATCAAGTCTCCGTCTCGCGTGTTCCACGAGATCGGCGGATTTTCCGCGCAGGGAGTTGCCAACGGTCTGGACGAAATGTCCGGTATTGTCGAGAGGTCGGCAGCCGGCATTGGAGACAAGGCGATTCGTTCGCTCAAGAAGTCGATGACGGGTCTTCCCGAAGTCCTCTCTGGCGACATCGACGTCCAGCCTCGCATCACTCCTGTCCTGGACTTGTCCAGTGTCAAGAAGGATGCCGGCCAGATCGGAACCATGCTCAACGGGCAGTCCCTGTCTGTTCAGGCTGCGTTCGCCAAGGCGCAAAATGCCTCCGCGGGTTATATGGCCAATCAGTCGGTAACCACTCCGCAGGTTGTCCAGCCGTCGACGACCAACGTGTCCTTTGTCCAGAACAACACGTCGCCCAGGGCTCTGTCCTCGGCCGACATCTACCGTCAAACCAACAACCAGTTGTCCGTAGCGAAGGCAGCTCTGTCAACGAATAAGCTGAAGGGAGCTCAGACGCCGTAATGCTCACTAAGTTCGAAGTCACAAACGGCCAAGGCGACGTACTGAGCTTCCCGCTCGGAGACAACTCCAGTGGGTACACCGTTCAGAACATCGATGGGCTCGACCCTGTCAAGTCCACGCTGTCGTCGACACAGTTCGCCGGAGTGGCTGGAGCACAATTCCAGTCCGCTCAACGTGAGACAAGGAACATCAAACTCAAATTGGGGTTCGACCCGGATCCACTCGTGGACTCGGTAGGATCCCTCAGGAGAAAGCTCTACAGCTATTTCCTTCCTGAGTCTGAGATCGGTCTGACGTTCTACGACGACGATGGATTGGTTGTGAACATAGCGGGAGTGGTGGAGACTTTCGACGCCCCGCTCTTCGCTCAGGAACCGGTAGCGGATATTTCGATCATCAACTACGACCCGGACTTCATTGCTTCGACGTCGACAGTGCTGACCGGAACCTCTACCGAGAGCAGTGCCGTAACGGTCGTGGACTACGACGGTGACATACCGGTTGGATTTGTGTTCAAGCTCAATGTCAATCGCACGTTGAGTGAGGTCACGATCTACCAGACGGTCGGAAGCGATATTCGTAGCCTCGACTACTCAGGACCCCTTTCCGCCGGAGACGTGTTGACTATCAGCACCGTTCCCGGCGCGAAGGGGGCAACCCTGACCCATCTCGGTTCCACCACTCCGGTTCTCTACGGGATCCCCCTGGAATCGAACTGGCTCAAGATGCAACGTGGCGCAAACCAGCTCCGGGTCTATGCGGTCGGAGCTCCGATCCCATATTCCATCGAGTACACCACCAGATACGGAGGATTGTGATGGAGGTCTACACCCTCGACGCACTTCTCCGTCGTCAGGAAGTGGTGGACGTATTCCAGTCGCTTATTTGGACCGAAAGGTTCCAGAGTCTGGGCGACTTCCAGATCGACGTCATCAACAACTACCGCAATCGTGGGTTGTTCAAGGCTGACACATATTTGGCCCTGAACAAGTCCAACTACGTGATGCGCGTAGAGTCTGTCGAAGATGACGTCAGCGCTGACGGACAGAAGATCCTGATCGTAAAGGGTCGTTCGATGGAGGCCATCCTGCAGGATCGGGTGGCCTTCTCCGTCGAAGGAGACACGACCACAACGCCGAAGTGGACCATCACGGACACGCCGGCTGCTGTGGCGAGGAAGATCTTCCACGATATTTGCGTGACCGGCGTCCTGAATCCAGGCGATGTGATCCCCTACATCAACGAGGGGACCTTCATGCCGGCAAGCACCATCGCGGAACCGGTGGACCCGATCACTTTGGAGATGGAACCAACAACCGTCTACGAAGCGATCACTCAGGTCTGCTCTGCCTGGAACCTCGGTTTCAGGATTCTCAGACGTGGTGACCTGACCCAGCTCTGGTTCGATATTTACGCCGGCTGTGACAGAACCACCGCTCAGACGACCTTCCAACCCGTAGTGTTCGCTCCGGAGTTGGACAACCTGCAGAACACCAAAGAACTCACGACCATCGACTCGGCGAAGAACGTCGCGTACGTATATTCGCCGGCGGGGTTCAAAGAGGTCTATGCGGCAGGGGTCGACCCGTTGGTGGATGGTTTCGATCGACGCGTTCTGGTGGTCAACGCCAGCGACGTTACGACCGACACCGTCGACGTCAACGCTGCACTCTCCCAGAGGGGTTACCTAGCACTGGCAGGCGCCAGAGTCCTGCAGGCCTTCGACGGAGAGATCAGTCAGAACAGTCAGTACGTCTATGGCCGGGACTACAACCTCGGAGACCTGGTCGAGACCCGCAACGTGGATGGCGTGTCCAACTACATGCGAGTCACCGAACAGATCTTCGTACAGGACCAGAACGGCGAGAGGCAGTACCCCACGCTCGCTCTCAACACGTTCATCAACACTGGTTCCTGGCTGTCTTGGACCAACGACAAGGCTTGGTACGACCTCGACTCCGACACCACGTCGGTCTGGGGCAACCAGCCGTGATATTTGTGAAGGAGGTTTGACATGGCTGTTGGCGACGCAGCATCCGCAGCCGGATACGACGTTGTACCGGACACCGGCGAGGAAGGACGAGTTCGTTGGGGTGGTCGAGAGATCAACCGAACTCGGGACTACATCGCTGGCGTCAAGGGGCTCATTCCGAACGGAAACGGCGGTTACCGCACCGCATCCGGCATATCCTCCGGCACGGCTGACCCCACCGGTGGCAACGACGGCGACATCTACCTGAAGATCCTGGGGTAGGTGAGCCATGACCACTTGGGATTCCACTAACGGCGCCGGCGGAACACTCCGGATCACGGACACCGGCGATGACGTCGAGTTCTGGTTCAAGGCCAAGTGGGACAGCGACCACTGGAACAACCTTGGCTTCAGCTACACGGCCAACGGTTCCACGCACAACACCACGATCGACTACCCCACGGGAGCCGATTGGCACAAGGTCGGGTCTGTCAGTGTATCGACGTCCCAGACCGTTACGTTCAAGCTCACCACCGAAACCGGAGTTTCTGGCATCGGTGGCCCGAGCACGTTTAGCCACGCCATCGATCGTGACTCCGCACCGGGTGCACCCAGCACACCGGTCATATCTGGCGTCAAGGCCACTTCGGTGGTCGTCACGTTCAAAGACGGTGCTACCAACGGTGACGCGATCGACTCTCGTCAGATCCGTTACGACAACAACTCCGATGCATCGTCGTCTACGACTGTAAGTTCCGATGGCTCGACGACCATTACCGGTCTCAGCCAGGCAACGACGTACTACTTCTGGGCCAGGACTCACAACTCTCAGGGTTGGGGTCCTTGGTCTGGAAGGGCGAGCGCGAAAACCGTCGCGGCTCCCGCAGCTCCGAGTGCCCCGCTAATTTCCAGCGTCACGGCGACTACTGCCGATGTCAACTGGTCGGACAACAGCGACAACGGTAACAAGATCACCGGACACCAGATCTCTTATGGGATCACACCCTGGCCTGACAGCAACACCATCATATCCGCCTCCGCTCCTCGCTTGCTTACCGGCTTGTCGCCTGGGCTCGTGTACTGGATCGCCGTCCGAGCGCAGAACGCCTCCGGATGGAGCGATTGGTCAAGACCCACCAAGGTGATGACAATCGCCGGCATCCGCGTAAACGTAAACGGCGTGTGGAAACTCGCTGTTCCTTACGTGAAGGTGGGTGGTGTCTGGAAGGTAGCCGAAGCTTGGACTAAAAGCGCCGGCACCTGGGTCAGGACAATTTAGCAAGCCATCGGTCTCTCATCTGGGGAATAGGGGAGGAACTAAGTGAATGTGTGGGTCCAGGCTGCCTTTACGTCAGTCGCCACCATCATCGCGTCGTCAGGCTTCTGGGCCTACCTTCGCAGCAAGCACGGTACGAAGAACGCCACGGATCGTCTACTGATGGGCATCGCCTACGACAGGATCACGAGCTACGGGCTCGCATATCTTGAGCGTGGGTGGGTCACCATGGACGAGTACGAGGAGCTTCTGAAGTTCTACTACGAGCCCTACAAGGAGCTCGGGGGGAACGGAACGGCTGAACTCATCATGGGTCAGGTGGGCCGTCTCCCTTTCAGTCACCTGCCCAAGTACGCCGGCGTCCTGCCGGACCAAGAGAGGTTCATCAACAATGTCCGAGTCGTCTCGCCCCCTTCTGAGTGACAAGACCTACACCACTCTGAAGCACTCCGCGGCCATCGCCCTTCCGGCGCTCAGCGCGCTCTACTTCGCCCTGGCCCAGATCTGGCACTTCCCGGACACCGCACAGGTCATGGGGACCATCGCCGCGGTCAACACCGCCCTCGGTGCCCTCATGGGAGTCTCCTCGCTCTCGTACAACAACAGCGACGCCAAGTACGCCGGCAGTCTCATCCGCGTCGAGACGCCCGACACCATCAACTACACGCTCGCGCTCAACCACGACGCCCCGAGCCTCGACAAGATGGACGAGGCGACGTTCAAGGTGGAGACCACGCACACGGTGCCGGGGCCCGACCAGGGGTCGTAAAGCAGTCCCAGGGGTCGCAGAAAAATCTCTTCCTATAATGAGACCCCCTACGAAAGGACTGTAATGGACCTTCCCAAGCTCTCGACCAAGACCGACATCCTGGAGGACACGATCCGTGCTGCACTCAAGCAGTTGATCGATGAGCCCCTGGGTACCGACGACTACGACCGCAAGGTTGACCAGATCGCCAAGCTCTACGACCTCAAGAAGCACTCCGCTTCTGACAAGCTGAGCAAGGACACCCTGGTCACCGTGCTGGGCAACATCGCCGGCATCCTCCTCATCCTCAACTACGAGCGCATGCACGTGGTGACCTCTAAGGCCGTCGGCTTCGTCCTGAAGCCGAAGATCTAACTACTGCCACCGCAGGAAGCCCAAACGCGAAGGGCGTGTAGACCCCACCTACACGCCTTTTGTGTTTTCCATTTTTAGCCGTTCGCAGCAATAACATGGCTTATGATGAGACCCCTACTGCGAAAGGCTACCCATGATCCTCGTAATTGTGACCGCCGTCATCGCGTTCGCGCTCGGCTGGCTCGCCGCCCTCATAAAGACCAACTCCACCGTTACTCACCTAGTCAACTCCGTCGAGAAGAGCTACTGGAAGGGTCACAAGGAGGGCTGGCTCGCCGCCCTGGCCGACGCCTCGATGGTCCGGTCCAAGTACTACGAGTACTTCGGCCCCCACTCCCAGAAGGACTAGCTCCAAAACCCACACACCAACCCCTACTTGGTGTTTGGGTTTTGACTTTCGCAGGAATATCTCACCCTATTATGAGACCCCTACGAAAGGCCCTGTCATGCTCGAACGATTCATGCGTAATCACGAACTCCGCGTTCGTATGTCGAGGACTGAGGACTCCGAAGAGAACACCACCGAAACCGAGGTGATACCTCCCGTCGACCCTGATGAGTACGCACAACTCATCAAGGACATCGTGAAGTACACCGCCGTTACGGTCGGCGTTCTGGCCGGAAGCCTCATGATCCTGCATACGATCAGTGAAGTCGTGGTCAACATGTCGAAGAACAACGACAAGGACGACGAATAGTCAGTCCGAACCTCTAAAGCCCCTTAACACGGGCTTTATGTTTTGCATGGGTCGCAGAAATAACACGGTCTATAATGAGACCCCTACAGATTGGAACACAATCATGTCCAAGACTCCCGAGACCCCCGTCATCGTCAACGACGAGACCGCCGAGGTTTCCGAGAACGACCCCGCTCTCGACTCCGCCGTCCAGGCGGTGATGCAGAAGCTGCAGGAGGAGTACATCACCAAGATGTCCTTCTACAAGCGCGCTGCCATCATCGCCGGGGCGGTCGGAGCGACCGCGCTCGCCATCGGAATCGCCATCGGCCGGTCCTCGTCCTCCGACGACACCGACGAGGAGACCGAGACCTCCGAGGACTGATCAACCCCTGATCATCCGGTTCTAAAGCCCACGCTCCCCTAACAGGGAGTTTGGGTTTTCATTTTTGCCCCGCCCAACTGAAGGACGAGACATGCTCCAGGACCCGAAGACCATCGAGCTCAAGAACAAGTACAAGGAGAAGCTCAAGCGCTTCACCCAGGACAACGCGCTGATGATCACGTTCGGCTCGGTCGGTGTCGCGATGGCTCTCTTCTACATCGCCGGCTACAAGAACGGGAAGCTGGTCGGTCAGGCCATGGAGATGCACGGCCCGTGCATGGAGATCCCCCTGGACGTGATCGACGCCCTCGACGACGGCAAGTTCCTGCTCATGAAGTTCGGCGGCGTGGACAAGCTCCTCTACAAGCTGCTGGACGCGGACCCAACCTCATGAGACGGATGATAGCCACCTACGCCCTGCTCCTGCTCGCGATCTTCTACATGATGGTCGACGAGTTCGAGCTGGGCCTGGTGGTCCTCCTCTCGGCGTGCATCATATCCTCTTCGACTTAGGGGTCGCAGAAAAAACGCGGCCTATAATGAGACCCCTACGAAAGGACCATCATGCCTCGCACCGTTATCACCGAAAACGGCGTTACCACGATGACCGACGAGGAGTACGCCGCTTTCACCCGCAAGCTGACCCGACAGGCACTGACCCGTCTGGCCCTCTTCGCCGGCTTCAAGCTCGCGCTCTTCTACGCCATCAACCGCGCCGCCAAGGCCGCCCGCGAGAACTGACAACCCAACCGTCCGTTTCAGACCCACACCCCATCTCGGGGTTTGGGTTTTCGTTTATGCAGGGGGAGACATGAACCAGCACCAGCAGCGTGGACTCAGCTTCGGTAAGAAGCTCCTGGTCATATTCGCCGTACTCGCCACCCTCGTGGCCCTGTACGACGTCGTGACCATGGGTCGTGGTCAGGCCGCAACGGACAACAAGCCGGCCAAGCCCATCAGTCTCGTCGGCACCTGGCACCAGACGGAGGGGATGCCCGGCGTGACGATGACCGCCGAGATCTCCGGCGACGGCATCCAGGTCAACATGGAGATCAAGTCCCAGGAGGGCGACGAGCACGGCACCTTCTGGATGGGGTCGTTCGACACCAGCGACAAGTTCGGCGACCACTTCGTCGTGACCTCGCTGCCGGACCCCGACGCCAAGAAGGCCATGAAGGGCAGCCTCTTCGGGGACGACGCCGAGTCCTCCAAGAAGTACACCTACGACCACGGCGACCTGAGCTTCGAGTTCTCGATGATGGGCATCGAGAGCACCGTGCATATGTCCAAGGGGGACAAGTGATGAAGAAGATCGCAACGTTCGGAATCGTGACGTTCGTCGGCGGTTTCGGTCTGGGACTGGGCTTCATCACCGGGCTCTGTGTCGGAGCCATCATCAACAGCAACTCCTCGGTCTCCGACGAGGTCGACGACAAGAACGAAGAAGTGACGACGTGAACATCCCCCGCATCTGGAAGCAGGCCTCGAAGGCCGCTGCCGACAACGCACCGCTGATCCTCACCTCCATCGGCGTGGCCGGCGCCATCACCACCGCCGTGTTCGCCGGTCGGGCGTCTTTCAAGGCCGCCCAGATCATCAAGGAAGAGGAGGACAAGCGCTGCATCGACAACCAGCAGTGCCTGTCCACGCAGGACAAGATCAAGGCCGTCTGGCCGCAGTTCATCCCGACCGCGGTCGTCGGTGCCTGCACGGTCACCTGCATCATCGGCGCGAACCACATCAGTGGCAAGCGTGCCGCCGCTCTGGCCTCCGCCTACACCGTGTCCCAGAAGTACTTCGAGGACTACAAGGACAAGGTCGCCAAGAAGCTGGGCGAGCAGAAAGCCAAGGAAGTCGAGAACGAGATCGCCAAGGACCGGGTTCTGAGCAACCCGCCTCCGGCCGCTCTGCTGCAGGGTGGCTTCGGCAACCACGACGCCTGGGTCCACGAGAACTTCACCGACCACTGGTTCAAGAGCTCGCACGCGGCGATCGAGCAGGCGGTCATCGACACGAACTTCCAGATCATCAACGAGGGATGGGCCACGCTGGCCGACTTCCTGAAGCTCCTGGGGGTGACCCACGCCGCCATCTACGAGGAGGTCGGCTGGGGCCCCGAGAAGAAGCTCGAAGTCTTCATCGGATCCACCAAGATGGACGACAACACCCTCGCGTACACCCTGGACTTCCGCACCGAACCGGTCCGCGGAAATTGAAGTTCTCCGTATTGGAGAGCTTCGAACCACCACTGCAAGCACAACTTCGACTTTCACTGAAGAAAGGGTCGTCATGACCTCGAAGAACACCCCCAAGGCCGCCGTCAACACCGAGGAGACCGTGGAGGAGACCACCGTGCCGCAGCAGGCCGCGGGCTCGGAGCCGAAGGAGAAGGTCACCGTCCTGAAGGGCAAGAGCGAGGACGGCAAGGACGCGATCTTCGTCTCCTACGACGACGAGGTCGACAACTCCTTCAAGGGCAAGTTCCTGCGGACGATCCGCAACAAGAAGGTCCTGGCCGGCCTGGGCACCGTCGCCGCCATCGCGATCTTCGGCATCGTCAAGGGCCTGATGTCCGAGGACGACGTCACCGTCACCACCGAGAAGGACGACGAGGGCCACATCACCTCCGTCACCGTCACCACCAACGACACCGAGTAGCCCCAGAAGGGGGACAACACCATGGAACACAAGACGATAACGTTCGAGGACTTCGCGGGGAACTCGGTCACCGAGAAGTACAGCTTCAACCTGACCGCCGCCGAGGTCACCGAGCTCGCCATGACCCGCGAGGGCATCGACGACTACCTCCGCGAGATCATCAAGACCGAGGAGGTCTCCAAGCTCTGGCCGCTCTTCAAGGAGCTGCTGGGCAAGTCCGTCGGCAAGCTGGTCAACGACCGGGTCTTCAGCAAGACGCCCGAGACCACCTCGGAGTTCATGGAGAGCGGCGCCTACAACGAGTTCTTCTTCGAGCTCATCGGCGACGCCGGCTTCGCAGCCCAGTTCATCAAGGGCATGCTCCCCGCGGACCTGCAGGAGCGAATCGACAAGCTGGTCGTCGAGGACGTCGTCCCGGCGAAGGAGTACACCGACAAGGAGCTCCTGACCGTCAGCGAGGACGAGTTCCACAAGGCCGCGGGCGGCAAGAACTTCAAGGACTGGTCGCCGAGGTTCCAGGCCATCGCGTACCAGCGCAAGGTAAAGGCCGGCGTCTAAACCGGCCGCGAAGAGTGGGGGATCGGCAGGTGGGTTTGGTGGCTGTAGGGGTCTCCTAAACCCAGCCCGGATGCCGATCTTAAACGACAGCCGTAGATCCGCGACCTCCCCCCGCGGAGAAAATGCGCCCCATTCCTCGTCTTGATGAATCAGGACTGGAGGTGAAAGCTATGGACACCATCCTGAACAGCCACTACGACGCCGTTTTCAGCGGTACTCCCGAGGAAGTGAAGGATTACCTACTGACATGCGAATCGATCGCCGATTACCGCGTTAAGTACTTCGACGGTCGGGTCGTTTACGCCTCGGAATACCTCGCCGCAGAGCCCGCGTAACGCCTCGCAGAAATATCTCAGCCTATGATGAGACCCCTACACCGAAAGGTTCATCATGGACAACCGTGAGAAGACCAAGATCGTCGTCCGACTTCTGACCGAAGCAGGCGCCGGCTACATCGCCAAGGAGCTCATCAAGAACAACGTCACCACCCCGACACGACTCGACAAGAAGATCGTGTACGCGCTGGCGATCCTTGCGCTTGGTGGGCTCGTTGCCGAGCGCGCCGGTTCCTACATGAGTCGGACCGTCGACGAGATCTTCGACGCTTACCACAAGGTCATGAAGGAACTGAAGAAGTAGTACCGCTCACTCCCTTAGCCCACCGCATTCGCGGCTCGGGCTTTGGGTTTCTCTTTTCGAGGGATGAAATGGAATTTCCCAGCAACAGCAAAGAGCCCATCCGCCCCTCGACTGGGGCAACGCCCAAGCCGCCGGAGAAGATCGAGAAGCAGACGATCCTCAAGGTCGTCGACGACGGCGTCGAGGTCATCCGGAAGAAGCGGACCATAGGCGACCGCTTCAAGGACATGTTCCTCAAGGACGGCAAGGAGCGGTTCGAGAGGTACATGATCGACGTCCTCTTCCCGTCCGCCCAGGACATGCTCTTCGAGGCCGGCGCCCAGATGCTGGCTCGCGCCATTCTCGGCGAGGAGCGAGCGAAGCACGTCAGTTCGTCGACCGTCAGGACCGTCACCTCGCGTCTGGTCGGCAACTCCCCCAGGCACGTCGAGGACTACGGCCGGTACTCCAAGCCGGTCCTGAGTCGTGCGGCCAGGACCCATCACGACTTCGAGCAGATCGTTCTGCCCACTCACCGTCACGCCATGAAGGTCATCACGGCCATGCAGGAGGCGGTCGAGCGGTACGGAACGGTCACGGTCGGAGACATGTACGACATGCTCGGCGAGGAGTCGACTTTCGCCGACGAGAAGTACGGCTGGACCACGGGTGAGCTGGACGACGCCCGCCCGCGTCAGGTCCGCAACGGGTTCCTGCTCGACATGAACAAGCCGCAGCCGCTCCGCATTCGATAGGGGAAGCGTGAAGAAGAACACCTCGGTCGTGCTGGCCTTCCTGCTCGGTGCCGCCTTCGGTCGCGCCATGTTCAGGGAGGCCGGTCACATCCTCAACACCATCACGTTCGGCAAGCGCAACAACTAGGGGGAGCCTTGAAGATCCTGGTCGGCATCGCCATCGGTGTCCTGTGGGAGCGCCAGATCCAGAAGGACTACGGACGGAGCATCGTCGAGATCATGAAGAAAATGGTCGACAACTCCCTCCAGCCCCCGGCCCATCTCAAGCCCGTCAAGTAGACCCCTACATCTCGAACTTCACCAAGGAGTAACAAGTGAGTCTCTCGACTCTCAGGACCGCGCTGACCAGCAAGGTCGGCCTCCAGACCCTCGTGGTCAAGAAGCATTCCCCTGCCATCCTGCTCGGTGTCGGCGTCGTCGGCATGGGCGCCACCGTCGTGCTCGCCTGCCGTGCCACTCTCAGGGTGGACGCGGTCCTCCGAGAGGCGGAGGAGAACGAGGCCAAGTTCAAGAAGGCCCTGGACCTCGCCGCCGAGGGCAAGGCGGACTACACCGAAGAGGAAGCCAAGCGCGAGGGCCTGACCAACAAGGTCCAGCTCGCCGTCAAGATCGCCAAGCTCTACGCCCCGGCCATCATCGTCGGCGGCATCACTCTGGCCGCCATGACGGGCTCGTACCGCATCCTCAACACCCGCAACGCGGGCATCACGGCGGCCTACGCCGGCATGGACAAGGCCTTCCGGGAGTACAGGAACCGGGTCATCGCGAAGCACGGCAAGGAGGCGGACGACGAGTTCCGCTTCGGCCGTGTCGAGAAGCAGATCGGCGTCGAGACCGACCAGGGTGTCGCCGAGAAGACCGTCGCCATGGCGGACCCGGACTTCGCCGAGGCGACCGGCGGCCGTTCGATGTACGCCCGTCTGTTCTCCCGCGAGACCAGCACCATCTGGAGCCCGCACGTCGGCCGCAACGTGGCCACCGTCAGGGCCCAGCAGGAGTGGGCGAACAACATGCTCAACGCCTACGGCTACCTGCTGCTGAACGACGTCTACAAGATGCTCGGCATGGAGCAGACCAGCGCCGGGGCCGTCGTCGGCTGGGTGCGAAACAACGACCGCGGCGGCGACAACTACATCGACTTCGGCGTCCTGGACGACCGGTTCGAGGCCATGCGGTTCATCAGCGGCGACGAGCAGAACGTCTGGCTCGACTTCAACGTCGACGGCGTCGTCTACGACCTCATCGACAAGGTGTCCAAGTGATGAAGCTCTCGCTCTACACCGCGGCGGCCTTCGTGGCCGGCGTGTTCGTCGGTGGCTGGATCCTCAAGGACCGCATCGACAACGAGGCCCAGATCGAGATCGCCGAGGCCAAGGGCTTCTACAAGGAGAAGGCCAACCGCGACTTCGAGGCCACCGTCCGTGCCTTCGTCCACCAGTGGGAGGGCGAGGAGGCCGCCAAGGAGCTGACGTTCAAGAACGGCAAGCCGCAGATCGTGAAGCTCATGCACACCAAGGATGAGCGTGAGGCGATCGTCAAGGAGAACGTCGAGGCCGTTGACGTCAAGGGTGCCGCGGCGGAGGCCATGGATGCCTCCATCGCTCTGACCGAGTCGCTGATCAAGGACAAGGGCTACACCTCGTACAACAACCTCAAGCCGGTCCCGCCGTCGGGCAACACGACGTCCACCGAAGGCGTCAAGGGCGCGTTCGTCATCTCGCAGGAAGAGTTCTACGACCGCGGCCTGCCGAAGCAGAACCAGATCACGTACTACGAGGGTAACGACGTCCTGGTCAGCGCCAGGGGCAAGGTCGTTCCTCCTGACGAGCGAGTCCTGCTGATCGGCCTGGACACCCTCAGCAAGTTCGGTGAGCAGTCGGGTGAGCCCAACGTGGTCTACGTCCGCAACCTCGCACTGGGGGCCGGCGTGGACTTCGAGATCACGCTCGACGAGGGCGAGTACGAAGCGCCCGAGGTCTGACCATGGACCTTCGGCAACTGGACCACCAGTACTTCGAGTGGCTCCTCCGACAAGTTGCCGAACCTGATGTCGAAGTGCCTTCCCTGTCCAACCGGAACCTCCTGCTGCTGATCTTCAGGATGGAATTCAACTGGATGCCGGGCATCCACAAGGATGAAAACCGGGTCAAGGACGGGAAGGCGCTTCGATACGAGTTCGTTCGCTCGGAATCCCCCGTGGGGGTACCTCCGGAGTGGATGAACTTGGGTTGCTCCATGCTGGAACTGATGATCGGGCTCGCTCGTCGCATGGTCGAAATGGCCGAGGGTGAGCCCACCTTCTGGTTCTGGCAGCTCGTGGAGAACCTCGGGTTGCGGCACTACACCGACGACGTCGAGATCGACACGGCGGACGTCGACGAGACCCTAAACCGAGTCGTCTTCCGTCGGTACCACTACGATGGGGAGGGCGGGTTGTTCCCGCTGAAGTACCCCGAGGCGGATCAGCGAACAGTGGAGCTCTGGTACCAGATGAGCTCCTGGATCCTTGAAAACTACGAATGACGGAGGGAGGTTAAGTGGATTTCTTCCACATCAGAGAGACCTTGAACGAGAAGAAGGGGGAGATTGAGATTGTCCCCGACTTCATCGTCGGCAGATCCAAGGACCTGATGGTCCAGGGCGGCGACTTCTACGCCATCTACAACGCAGAGACTGGGCTGTGGTCTCGGGACAAGTACGACGTCCCGATCTTGGTGGACAAAGAGATCAGGGAGTACGCCGAGAAGGCCAAGAAGGACGGCCTGAACGTCAAGGCGAAGTTCCTCAGATCCTTCAACACCAACACGTGGAAGCAGTTCAACACGTTCCTCAAGAACGTGAGCGACAACTCCCACCCGCTGGACACCACGATCACCTTCGCCAACACTGAGGTAGAGAAGAAGAGCTACGCCAGTCGAAGGCTCCCCTACAGTCTGGCGGCCGGCGACATAAGCGCCTACGACGAGCTTGTCAGCGTCCTCTACACACCTGAGGAACGGCACAAGTTCGAGTGGGCCATCGGCGCGGTGATCTCGGGCGACGCCAAGCGCATCGAGAAGTACATCGTCTTCTACGGTCCTGGTGGCACGGGCAAGTCCACCATCATGAAGATCATTCAGATGCTCTTCGGTGGTCTGGTCCGGGACGGTGGGTACATCGCGACATTCGTGGCCAAGGATCTCGTCGGGAACAACAACTCGTTCGCCACCTCGGCGTTCAAGGACAACCCGCTCGTGGCGATCCAACACGATGGAGACCTCAGCAAGATCGAGGATAACTCGAAGCTGAACTCGATCGTGTCTCACGAAGTCATGCAGATCAACGAGAAGTACAAGACCACATACGACAACCGGATCAATGCGTTCCTCTTCATGGGCACCAACAAGCCCGTGAAGATGACGGACGCCAAGTCCGGTCTGATTCGTCGTACGATCGACGTTCGGCCCACCGGCAACAAGCTGGACCCAGAACGGTACTTCGAGTTGATGGGTCGCATCGAGTTCGAGCTCGGCGCGATCGCCCATCACTGCCTCGACGTCTACAAGACCGCCGGCAAGAACTACTACAACGGGTACGAGCCCGAAGGCATGATGCTGCAGACGGACGTGTTCTACAACTTCGTTGTGGCGCACTACGACATCTTCAAGCAGCAGGATGGCACCAGTCTGACCCAGGCCTACAACCTGTGGAAGGACTTCGTCGTCGACGAGCAGCTCGAATTCAAGATGCCGCGGTACAAGTTCCGGGAAGCCTTGAAGGACTTCTTCGACGAGTTCTACGACCGCGGCTATATCGTGGACGGCAGGGAGATCCGGAGCTACTACAAGGGATTCGTGGCCAAGCCTCTTGAGGTGCAGGTCAACGAAATGCCCAAGGAAGAGACCGAGGATCCTCACGCGCTGGACAGCACCGTGTCGATATTCGACGAGATGTACGGTGATCTGCCTGCGCAGTACGCCACCGACGAGGGCACTCCTACCCACAAGTGGGCCAACGTAAAGACCACGCTGGCCGACCTGGACACGACGAAGCTCCACTACGTCAACGTCCCTGCTCATCACATCGTCATCGACTTCGATCTCAAGGGAGCCGACGGCCAGAAGTCGCTGGAACTCAATCTCGAAGCTGCAAAGCTCTGGCCTCCCACGTACACGGAGGTCAGCAAGAGCGGCGAGGGTCTCCACAAGCACTACCTCTACGAGGGGGACCCGTCGGAGCTGGCGAGCGTGTATTCGCCGGGCATCGAGATCAAGGTCTACGCAGGCGACGCATCACTTCGTCGAAAGCTGTCGAAGTGCAACGATCTCCCGATCGCGACAATTAACAGCGGGCTTCCGTTCAAGGAGAAGAAGACAATGCTGGATGCCAAGGTAGTCCAGAACGAGCAGAAGCTCCGAGAACTGATCGGGCGGGCTCTCGCGAAGGACTACGAGAAGATGCCCAGCACCAAGCAGAACATCGACTTCATCAAGAAGCTGCTGGACGACGCCTACGCCACCGGCATGGTCTACGACGTTCTGGACATGAAGCCGGATATCCTCAAGTTCGCCAACCACAGCACCAACCAGGCCCTCCAGTGCATCAGGACTGTACGGAAGATGCCGTTCCAGTCCGAGGTGCAGGTCGAGGACGTGGAGCTCAAGAACGGTGGCGGCACGATCGTGGACGACCGGCGGACGGTCTTCGACTGCGAGGTCTTCCCGAACCTGTTCGTCATCTGCTGGATGTACGAGGACAGCGACACCGTCATTCGGATGATCAACCCGAGTGCGTTCGACGTCGAGGCCCTCTTCCAGCACCGGCTGGTCGGCTACAACAACCGGTTCTACGACAACCACATCCTCTACGCCGCGGCCAACGGAGCGAACAACCAGCAGCTCTACGAGCTGTCTCAGAAGCTCGTCTCCAAGGACAAGAAGCTGGGCAACAACGCCCGGTTCGGTGCGGCGTACGGCCTGTCCTACGCGGACGTGATCGACTACATCTCCATCACGCCCAAGCCGTCGCTCAAGGAGCTGCAGGTCAAGTACGGCCTGCGTCACGTCGAGTCGGACCTCCCCTGGGACCAGCCGGCTCCTCCGGAGAAGTGGATGGAGGTCGTCGAGTACTGCGCGAACGACGTCGTCACGCTCCGGGACATCATGCTCAAGCACGAGCAGGACTTCAAGGCCCGTCAGATCCTGGCGAGCCTGAGCGGCCTGAGCGTGAACGACCCCACTCGGAAGCATGTGGCCCGGTACCTCTTCGGGAACAACCACCGCGATGCTCAGAAGGAGTTCGTGTACACGGACCTCCGCGAGGAGTTTCCGGGGTACGAGTTCGACCAGTTCGCCGTCAAGGGTGAGCAGAGCACTTACCGCGGCCACGTCGTGGGTGAGGGCGGCTTCGTCTACGCCGTTCCCGGCATCTGGGAGAACGTGGGTCTGCTGGACGTGGAGTCCATGCACCCGCACTCGATCAAGGCGCTGAACCTCTTCGGTCGGTACACCGAGAAGTTCGTCCGTCTCATCGACGCTCGTCTGGCGCTCAAGAACGGCGACCGTGCCCGCTTCGAAGAGCTCCTGCCCGGCGTCGACTGGCCGGAGACCAAGGAGGACAAGAAGGCCCTCTCGGACGCCATGAAGCTGGCTCTGAACTCGTGCTACGGATGGACCGCGGCCTCGGGTTGGGAGAACGAGTTCACCATCGAGGGGAACGTCGACAACATCGTCGCCAAGCGCGGCGCTCTGTTCATGGTGGACCTGCTCTGCTTCCTGCAGGACAAGGGCATCCAGGTCGTCCACATCAAGACCGACTCGGTCAAGATCCCCGGTATCACGCCGGAGATCGTGGAGATGGTCCAGGAGTTCGGCCGGAAGTACGGCTACAACTTCAAGCACGAGGCCACCTACCGCAAGATGTGCCTGGTCAACGACGCCGTCTACATCGCTCGGGTTCAGTGGACCGAGGACGAGGGTGACGTCGACAGGTGGACGGCCACGGGAGCGCAGTTCAAGCACCCGGTGGTCTTCAAGGCGGCGTTCACGGAGGAGAACATCACCTTCGAGGACCTGTGCGAGACCAAGAAGGTCCAGGGCGACTGGGCCATGTTCCTGGACTACGACGAGGCGGTTGCAACGCCGGCCACGCCGTACAAGGGAATGCACTTCGTCGGCAAGAGCGGCAAGTTCCTGCCGGTCTACAAGGACGCCGGCGGGGCGAAGCTGGTCAAGCTCAAGAACCGCGAGGGCAAGCCGTACGCCGTCAGCAACACCTCTGGCCACCTGTGGTTGGAGGCGGACCTGGTGCGTCAGCTCAACCTCAACGCGGTCGACCGGATGCTCTTCGAGGACCTCACGCAGGCCGTCGCGGACTCCGGGTCCATCACTGACGTCGTCGACATGTCCTACTACGAGAACCTCGTGCAGGAGGCGATCGAGGCCGTCAACAAGTTCGGAAAGTACGAGGAGTTCGTCAAGTGACGTTCGACCCCGCGGCCTACGCCGAGAAGTGGTTCGCGGACCACCCGGAGGCCCTCAAGGGTTTCGACCGAGTCGAGAAGATGAGGAAGAACATGCCGTTGAAGCCGGAGATCCCCGAGCCGCTTTACAGGCCGGAGCCGGAGCAGGTCCAGATCGTCATGATCGACGAGGAGACCTTCGAAGGGAAGCTCTACCCCGGCTACCTCCAGGCCAGGATGGACCTCCCGGAGACGGTGGCCCAGATCATGCGGGAGAAGCAGCGGAACCTCGCTTCGTTCGGATTCAAGGACGATGAGCAGAGCTGACATAGCCCGCAACATACTCATCGGGTTCGGCCTCGACACCTTTGCGGCCAACCAGATCGTTGAGCGCATGAAGATCTACGGCGCGATCGTCGAACCGGAAGAGGAGGACGACTCCGAGTGAGCGTCCACAACCACGGTGCTGAGGAGGGCGAGGGACTGGCATGCCCGGAAACTCGCCTTCCCGGCGGAACCCTGAGGGGGAGATGCATGGACAAGGAAGACGCAGCCTACATGCGTGGGGTTGCGGCGGGAGTGGAAGCCGAACAGAGACGAATCGTGGTGGGATCCGTGATCTACAGCGAGGGACACAGCAACCCCGGCGTCGAGATGGAGGACCTGGACGGGCCGGCCAAGGCCAAGGCGGCCGTCAAGCGGGTCATCGACGGGCAAGCGGAGGCGGTGGGTAAGGAGCCCCCGACCTACGAGCTCTACGTCGTCACGTTCTCCTACATCCTCGGGTGCTGGAAGGCCCTGGTGGCCACCGACACGCTCGACGGCTCCTACTACGAGGTCACCTACAACAAGGCCCGCCAGGAGACGTACGTCGACGTCTACGGCAAGCGCATGAACGTGGTCATCCAGGACCGATAAGGAGGCAGCCGTGGGCGAGTATGACGAGCGCTTACCGGCCCCGAACTGCCAATGGTGCGGCGGCCACATGTTCAAGGAGTGGCAGCTCTACGGTTTCTTCACGTTTCATGTGAGAACCGGTGAGTTCCTCTGCCCTGAGCCTGTGGTCTACGTGCCCCCACCACGTAAGAAAGTCAACCGCAAGGGCCGCATACGCCCGAAGAAAGGCAACACATGACCGAGTTGGTCGTACGTCGGGCCACCTCCGTAGCCAAGCGCAAGGACAACCGCCTGGTTCTGGAGGACGTGACGATCCTCTTCCCGAACTTCGCCGGCGAGAAGCGCAAGTTCAACGACGCGGGCAAGCGGAACTTCTGCATCGCCCTGCCCGAGGACCTGGCCGAAGAGATGGCCGCCGATGGCTGGAAGATCAAGCGACTCCAGCCGCGGGACGAGGACGAGATCGGCACCGCGTTCCTCAAGATCAACGTCAACTACCACGGCCGCGTCAAGCCCAAGGCGTCGGTCGTCACGATGTCCAAGGGGATCCGCACCCCGCTG